GAGCAAGTTGACGAAGAGTACATGGAGAGGTTCGGCTAATTCTCATTTGACAGAACCTACACTAACGTAGTATAAGGGAATAAGAACCCTAAATGAGAGGATAGAATAGGATGGGCACCACTAAAGTAACAGCAACAGATCGAGAACTTGCCACTAAAAAAAGAAGGCAGAAGCGTCTTCGGCGCCAGCGTGCGAGAGAAGAAGCACTCCTCGGCAACCCCACGAAGGAAAAACAGCTTAAACCCAATGTAAAGGAACATTATGCTATTGCTGAGATTGTCGCGGAGGCCGATGACATTATTCACAATAAGGCAGATCTCGCCCGTGAGCGCAATAAGGATGTCCCCTACATCATTGGGCATAAAGGAGTGGGCCGTCCGGCCAAAGGTGTAGGAATCACGGATAGACTAAAGGAAGTCCTGGGCGCCAGGGCGGGGGCTGTGGAAGACACCAAGAAATACTGTGAGTTCGCGGGCATTGACCCAAACAAGGCCACTGTGCGGGATTGTGTGGTCCACAACATGCTCCACTGGGCGCTGAAAGGCTCTGCCCCCCATCTAAAAGAAATCATGGAACGAGTTGACGGCAGAGTGCCCCATCAGGTGGATGTTCGGGCTTCTGGTAAAATGTCCATCACGGATGCCATGAACTTCATTGAGGGGGTATCGGCAGAAGAACTTGATTTAGGGAGAACGGAAAGTGAGCAAGACAAAGAGGCAGAATAAGCCAGTACCTCAGCGATTTATTTCCGAGAAGAAGAGGCGGAAAGAGGAAAAACTAAAAGAGAAGAGGAAAAAATGATCCCAGAGAGTGAGATTCAGCGTGAGGACGCGGTGGGGACTCAAGAAATTCACAAGACCATGTTAAGTTACCAGAAATTTGCCCAAAACCATCCCATCGAGTACTGTAAACAGATTTTAGGGGTGAATCTCTGGAGTAAACAAAAAGCTATAATGGAAGCCTGTGCTGATCCTTCGATCCCGCAGGTTTCTGTGCGTTCAGGCAATGGCGTAGGTAAGACCTATCTGGCAGGATCTATAATTGCGCAATATCTGGATACACACGCTCCTGGGTATGCCGTGGTCACGGGTGCATCTTGGCAGGGTGTTTTGAAGACCGTGTGGCCGACATTCAAGCGAATTCATAGGAATGCTCCAGTTGACCTCGGAGGCAACATACTAGGGACGGAGTGGCGCCGGGGGGACATGTGGGGCTCATTCTGCGTTTCTCCTGATTCCCCGGAGAATATTTCAGGTTTCCGCACAGAAAACGGCGCCATGGTTCTTGTGGATGAGGCATCTTCTTTATCTGCAGAAGTATATGAGGCAATCTTGGGGCTCTGTTCTGCGCGCGGCTCCAAGATCATCTTCCTTGGCAACCCCCTGCGTCCAGAAGGGCCTTTCTACGATTCATTCACTACTCAGGGATGGGAAAATTTTCACATTTCTAGCATTGAGGCGTCTGAGCAGAATATTCCCGGCCTTGCTTCTCCTGAGTGGATTGCTGCCCGGAGGCTCGAATGGGGGGAAGAATCCCCCATGTGGAAAGCGCGTGTTCTTGGGGAATTCCCAGAAGACTCGGATACTGTCCTGATTCCGCTTTCTGCAGTGACAGATCGGACCATCAATAAGAAAATAACTAAGCGCGGATGGATGCGGCTCGGGGTAGATGTCGGACGCTTCGGAGATGACCCTACCGTACTTACTGCACGGGATAACAGGTGCGTCCAGGATGTTCGGCGCTATGCCAAGAAGGACACCATGGAGACAGTAGGCTGGATACGCAAGGCGATGGATGATATGAGCATCAGGGCCGAGAATGTTATTGTGGACGATACAGGGCTTGGTGGCGGGGTAGTTGATCGTCTCCATGAGTTGAACATTCCTGTTGTGCCAGTAAACTTCGGAAGCAAGGCCTATGATGAGGATAAATTTGTAAACCGCAGGACTGAGATGTACTGGAACCTCAGAATGGCGCTGATAAAAGAGGCAAAGACCCCATTACTTATACCAAGAGAGTATAGGGAACTTATTAAACAGCTCCCTTGGGCGCGGTATAAAATGGACTCCAATCAACGCATTGTATTGGAACCGAAGGCGGATATTAAGAAGCGCCATGGGCACAGTAACGATTATTCTGACAGTTTAGCTCTAACGTATGACGTGTACGGTAACTACGATTTTGCTTGATTTCTACCTCCATTTTTTGTCTCATTCAGATTAGTCTAATTTGATCTGATGAGGCATAATGGAGAAATGTATGTGGCTACCCAAGTTTATCCGCCGAGAGCCAAGCCTTAGTGATGTGAAAACTCTCATGAACCAAATGCCGCCAGATCAAATTGAATATCTGGCCATGCTTACAAAAAGCCCTGCCTTTGGCGCGGGGTTCCTCGACGCTGTTCGGTCGAGCACTAAACAGTCCCAAACTGGTTTTTCTACGCTAAGCACGAAGAACCAACTGAAGACAGTACAGTCTGCGGCGGTGGTCCATGCATGTGTGACTACTATTGCTTCCGCATTCCAAGAAGCCCCCCTCACAATAGAAGAGCGCGAGTCTGACGGAACCTGGAAGAAAACCAAGGCCGTCGAACAGCCTTTCATATCAGCGTTTAAAAGCAACCCAGATTTGAGCGAGTCGGAGATCATGCAGTATTCTGTTATGAATCTTGAGTTGACTGGGAAGTCATTTCTTTGGCTTGTTCGGGATAAGCGCGGCGAAGTGGCTGAGGTATGGCCGCTTCCCTCCTCTTGGGTGAAGCTCATCCTAAAGGGCAACATTGCACAGAAGGTGAACGGGAGCCGTCTAATCGAAGGCTACCGAATCCAGTTTGATAACACTTCAGAGAGTAATCAGACTGAGGGCAACACTGATATGGAAACATTTGTGCTGGACCCCGAAGACATTATTTATACCAAGTTCCCCTCTCCCTGGAATTTAGTGGACGGCTTATCCCCTCTGGGAGCATGTTTTCCCTATGTTGAACTGGAGCATAAGGGAACGAATTACCAGACAAGCTCACTCGAAAATTTGAATCTCCCCGGCATGGCGATTAAAACAGATCGGCAGGCTTCGGATACTCAGAAGAAGATGCTCCGGGCAAAGTTGGCGGAAAAAGCAGGCCCCTCTGCTGCCGCCGCCGCTATGTTCTTTACCGGAAAAGACTTGACCATGGAAATGGTTAATCCTCTTGCGGCATTTAAGTGGAGTGAGTTCCATAAGCTGAATGAGACGCGTATTTGCATGTCATTTAAGGTTCCCCCTATTGTTATCGGTGCGCTGGTCGGGCTCGAAGAGACCACGGGCTGGGCGTCAGGGGATATGCGAGAAGCGAAGAAATGGCTTTACCGTAATACGGTGCATGGCATTTGGAAAATGTATTCAGAGGATATTGGACGGCAATTTATTCCAGCAGATCATCGGGAGCGTTATCGTATATCTTTTGACGCCACTCAGGTGCCTGAACTGCAGGAAGAGCGGGGGAAGCTAGAAGAACGGGCCCAATTGCTCTTCAACGCATCAATGATAACGATGAATGAGGCTCGAGAAATGATGTTACTTGAATCAGTCCCAGGTGGCGATCTGTTCAAGACTAATCTGAGCAATATGTTCTTGCCCTCCACCAATTTACAACTATCAGCGGAAAGGCAAGAGACTGAAGGGCCTGCAGAAGGCACCCCAGATGAAGATGAGGCTTTGGAGATTACTGACGATGAGGCTGAAAACGAAGGCACATAATATCATCTCCCTTGGGACCGCGCTTGTTCGACGGTCCTGCCCCTTTTGCGGTGCAACGCATATGCGAAAGGACGGGACAGAGTACAGATGCGAGATATGTGGATGCTCCTTTAATGATATGGAGCGCAACTTTCTCTCGGACATGAGGAAAAAGTAAATGCCGTTTAATATTTCTGAACAACAGGCAGAGCATCTTGCCCAACAGCAAAACGCAGGAAATCAACGGGTGGTTGAAAAAACCACAGCGGCGCTTCTTTTGCTTCTGCAAGACATGATCAATGAAGTAACCTACCGCATTAAGATCGGACAACACCCCATACCTATTAGCGCAAAGTATAAGTGGGAACAGAATCTACTTAGGGCTCAAATGCAATTAGGGCGCATTGCCGCATTGCAGGGGTATAATTTTGGAGCAGATCTTATGACTTCTCTTGGTCGCCAACTGCATGACATAACAGAAGATGGGATGGAGGCGGGGTTTCTTTTCGCCACGGTTGATCCATATTTTGAAGAGGCGTCCAAGAGACAGGCCTACACATTTACACGTAAGGTTGAATCGGCGGTTGAGCGAAATACGGCATTACTGGGAGCAGAAAGCGGAGTCCCGGGGGTCACAGCCGCAACTCTCGCATCCGCAGTGCTCCTAGATATGACGGCTTTCAAGAATACCTACGCTGAAATGGCATCCCTTGGAGGCATGATGTGGGCGAACAACCGAGGGGCAACCGCCGCGTACCTGAAGGGCGGAATAGTCAAATGGAAGTGGAAGACACGAGGGGACAACAAGGTATGCCCCTTCTGCGCCGAACTTGATGGGACCGTGCGAGACACAAGTTCGTATTTTGTGGCGGCTAATGAGAGGTTCCCCGCGCCGTCAATGAGCGCTGCCGGGGAGGCCGTGACAGTATATTTGCACGCTCCAAAATGGAATATCCAATGGCCCCCACTTCACGTAAGGTGTCGATGTGTGTGCTTACCGTATGCTTGATTAAGTTTTTTGTTGATTTTAATTATACCAATGCAGTATAGTCCATTTTATCGATAGGAGGAAAAATATGGCAAAGAAATTCAAAATAAAGGCTGCGCCGCCCATCAGTATTGATGTGGAAGAGCGCACGATTGAGGTCGTTATGTCAACCAGTAGCGTTGACAGGGACGGCGACATTGTTGTGACTAAGGGCATTGGCCTTAAGGACTACCTGGAGAATCCGGTTGTCCTCTGGGCACATAATAGCTCAATTCCTCCCATTGGCAAGATTTTGGACATCGTTAAAGAAGATAACCTCATGCGAGGCACGGTTAAATTTGCCAACACCCCCATGGCCGAAGAGATCTTCCAGCTGTATGTGGGAGGCTTCCTAAAAACGTGGTCAATCGGGTTTGGCTACAAGGAAATGGACTACATCCGGGATGAGAACGAAAACATCACTGGATATAATCTAACCGAGACGGACCTTTATGAACTCTCCGCCTGCCCTGTCCCATCCAACCCAGAAGCACTGGTCCGGGCATGCAAGGGACTGAAAGATGAGAATCTTAAGGGACTTTTGTTGAAAGAGGCAGGGGTAGAAGTTAAGAAGGACGAAGCAGTGCTTTTCGTGGATAATCACGCCATGGAGTTAAATCAAGAGGGAGAACTTGCCCCGAATGCCTTCGATAAGTCCGCAGAAGAGGCAGGAGCCGCAGGTAAGATTCCGGTTTCTGTAAAAACAGGCGCAGAAGCGGGCACTGAAATTAAATTTGATGTGATAAAGCGCGACGGCACTTTAATCACAGAAGCGAGGATCAAGGAAATAGGTATCGTTCTTGCGCAGAAGGGCGCCACGTCACCACTCACTCCTAAGGAGCCGAGCCGGAGCGATGACACCTCTGACGAAGATGCAAGCAGAAGTAAGTCTGCTGAGGCCACAGCCGACGAAGCGATGGAGCGTGCAGCGATGCGGAAAACACTTTTGTTATCGAAGCAGTATTGTGAATAATTTGTAATTTTTATGTTTTAGGAGATTGCTATGACTATTAAGGAAATGAGAGCCGCATTGAAAAAGGCAATGGCGTCAATGGATGACGTTAACGCTGAAATGAAGGGGAAAGAGGGCGACGAGCTCAAATCCCTGGACGAGAAGCATGCCACCCTGGCCGCTGAAGCCAAGGGCCTGATGACCAAGTTGGACGATGCGGCCACTAAGGCCAAGCAGGATAAAGACATGGCGGCTTCTCTGGAAGCAACCAAGGCGCTTGAGGAAGCGGATTTCCCGGAGACCAAGAAGACCAAGGCGGCTGCCACTGACCCGAGCCACAAGCATAAGGATCATGAAAATCTGTTCCTGAAGTATATGCAGGATGGGCCGAAGCTTATGTCCAGTAACGAACGGGATTTCCTTTCTCCCGACACCAATGCTGGTTTTGATAAGGGCGCGGGTGGGGCAAGTATGCCTCTCAGCCTCAAGATCAAGATGCTCGGTTATAAGTGGGCGATGTCCGTTGGGCACAGCCCTGCGGAGATCTCTTCTGCAATGAAGGCCAGCACCATGGTTTCTTCAAGCGATGCTCTTGGCGGCTATACCGTTCCCCAGGACTTTCGCCTTCCGGTTCTCGATCTTCCGCCCGAGCCCCCGAGTGTTACCGATCGCGTTACAATGGTTCCTGCTCCGACCGGCGAAATCACCATGCCGAAGGCAGTTCAGACCGATGAAAACGAGTTCGGAGGCATGACCGGCGCCTGGATCAACGAAGCGGGCACCAAGCCGAAGACGGATATCCAGTTCATCCAAGAACAGATCACTGCGCACGAATACGCCATGCACACCCAGATCTCTCACCGTCTTCTTTCTCGTTCTGTGATCGGGATGGAAAACTGGGTTACTACCAAGGGGCGTCAGGTTTGTATCAACGCCCTGGATAACGCTGTCATCACTGGTGACGGTAACGGCAAGCCTCTCGGCTTCCTTGAGACTTCTGGCATTCGTCAGGTTACCCGTAACACTGCTTCCACTGTGACTTACGAGGATCTGGTTAACTTGAAGTATGCGCTTCAGCCGCAACACCGTGCGCGTGGTATTTTCGTGGTGAATGATTCTATTCTCCAGGCACTTGAACTCACCAAGGATATTCAAGGGCGTCCGCTGTTCACTGCGTCCACCGCCAACGGCATTTACGACCGCCTTGTGGGCTACAACTATGTGAGCTCTACTCGGATGCCGAATCTTGGTGTTGAGGGTGACATTGCCTTTATCGACCTCAGCGAGTACTATCTCGCAATGGAAGAGGACATTGTTGTCAAGCGCAGTGATGATTATGCGTTCGTCAACAACGTTGCCACCATCGCAATCTTCGTGGTTGCTGGCGGTAAGTTCCTTCAGCCTCGCGTTGGGGCCATCCTCACTGGGGATGAAAGCTAGACAAGATAATCTGAATTAACCGCTAGGGTCCCTTACCCCGGAGCCCTAGCGGTTTTCTTTTTTGAAGAGAAGAGGACGAGAAATGAGTAACTTATTTTTGCTGAAAGAGAATGCTGAATATCTGAATATGACAGGGCAAATCGTCAGCGGTCGTAAAGGATCGATTGTTGTCATGCCTCGCCGCTCAGATGTTAAAAAGCACCTCAAATCAGGAGTGATGGAGCCTGCCGATGGTGCAACAAGGCAGACGCATACCATGACAACCATAAATATCATGCAAGGCAATGAGACTGCTCCCAAGCCTTTTGAGGTTGGGGACTTTGTTGGTTTTTTGCATGAAAAGAAGGAAGTCAGCGGAGAGATCAAGAAGATCTCTTCCAAGGGAGTACTCGATGTTGATATTGGGACTGAGGACAACACGAAAGTTGTTAGAGTACGTCCTGATGCTGTTGATGTGGAGTGCTTAGTATGAATGTAAGGGTACTAAGTGACCGTTTATTGCCCGAACGTAATGGTAAACCTGTCCCCGTAAAAAAGGGACAGGTTTTTCGTATATATAATCGAAGTGTGCTGAAGAAGCTCCTTGCGAATGGGTGTGTGGAAAGAATAGATGCCTTTGGCGCAGGGACTACAGGCCTTTTGGCGGTATGTGGCAGGGAGGCTCCTGCGATGCCCTCACCCACTGCCAAGAAGCGCATAGGCATGTTTGCCTTTACTTCCACCCATTACTCCGGCGGACGCATCCACCTTTGGCAAATGGCCTGGGCGCTGGCTTCGATAGGACATGAGGTCTGGTTCGTTACCAACCGAATTCCAATGTGGCAGAAAGATTATCCTGCCAATCAAAATTTACGATTGATTACCGACAAGTCTCCTTCTTTACCTCCTGATTTTGATTATGTTGTCACTGACGGGAAGCGCGGAGAAGGGAAAGCAGCAATCAATTACAGATCGAAGTATCCTACCGCCAAGCTTTGCGTTTTGAATTTCGAGACACCCAACTGGGTACGAAAGTATGACCCCATTTCTGCCGATAAGATGGAGGATACCGTTCCCGTTTTGTTAGATGCCGATATTCTGTTTGCGAACAGTGAGGATTCTTGTGAGGATGTCCGTGAGGTTTTGGGCAGAGATACCAAAGTTACAGCAATCCCCCCAGTGACAAATACCTCGGCCATTGGACTACCTGACGTTAAATTACCGCGGGAAGCAATAAGTAACGCCGGAACTCCTTATGTGGTGTGGGTTGCCAGGGGAAGCGCCTACAAGGGCATTAAAGAGGCAGTAGCAGCAGTCAGGGCGTACCCCGGCAAGTTGAATTTGTATGCTATGGGGCACCCCGGGAAAATTCATGGGAATAATACGGATAAACACAAATTTATAACCTTCGGCGGAACGGTAACAGACGCACAGAAGATGGCACTGATCTCAGGCGCTGAGGCAGTATTAGCTCCAAGTCGCTTTGAGGGGTATGGGATGGTTCCCGGCGAAGCTCTTTGTTGCGGGACTCCTGTAGTAGTCTATGACCTCCCTGTGCTTCATGCCAACTACGGGGACAGACTCTCTTACGCTAAATGGGGGGATAGCGCCGCTTTCTCCAAGAAGGTTAAAGAAGTTCTGAAGAATCCGCCTAAGGTGGATGTAAAAGAGGCCCATGAAAAGTATGGCCTGGAAGCCATGAAGAGCTGTTTGAATGCTATCCCTGAGTTACAGGCAACTAAGCGGATCAGTGCTCAGCTCATTTGCTATTACGGTCCCACAGTGACAGAGGCGATTGCTTCTGTTTATCCTCATGTGGATGAGATCCTAATCGCCTATGGTCCGACCGAGCTTTGGAAGGATACGGCACCTGATGACGCCTTGAAGCAGATAAAAGCATTCCCGGACAAGGCGAAGAAGATCAAACTTGAGATCCGCGATGTCTGGCGCAATAAACAGGAAATGCGTAAGTGGTGTTCTGACAACGCTACGGGGAACCGTATGCTGATATTTGATGCCGATGAGATTTACCATAATTTAGATAAATGGATTGAAGCCGACCCTGTGGCTGGATGCCCTAGATGGGTTCATTTTTGGCACGATCAGGACCACTATGTTACCGATAAGTGCGGGGATCGGCGTTGGGGCACCTTTGAAGAAGGCAAGATTGGAGTTGTCCACCCGCATTACCGTTGGAGTCACTGGAGGCCAACTTATCGCTTTGGCGGTAAGCGAGGCGTCCGGGCAGAAGACGTTATGAGTGTTTCTCTGAACAACAGGAAGCTCACAGACGAAGCCGATGCCGTTTGTCCTGAATGTGTAATTTATCACTTGGGGCATACCCTCAATAAGGAACGGATGAACGAGAAGCATGAATTTTACATGAAGAGGGACGGGAAGGATGTCGGCAGGATACAGCGCAAGAAAGCATGGCACACCTGGAACGGAAAGACGGGAGAGCAGGGGGATGGCTATATCCGCAGTGTTGATTGGAAGCTTCCGGCATTGGTATTGAAAACGTTTAAAAGGATGAAGAAATATGTCAATTGATGCCCTGAGAAAGATGGACAGGGACTATCCCAAGTGCGCGGGGACAGCAGAGCCGGAGAAGATGTTGATGTACTCCCTTATGCGCCATATTCAACCAGATAGCGTTTTAGAGGCGGGAGTGTCCGTTGGGCATCTCACTTGTTGGTTTGCTCGAGCTCTTCTGGATAACGGTAAAGGGCACCTGACTTCTGTGGATAATTTCTCCAAGGCGCATGGCGGAGAGGCTGACAGCAAGAAGGTCCCACAGGCACGGATTAATCGGGCAGGCGTTCAAAAGGCGGTTACTCTAGTGGCTTCGGATAGCGTTGAATTCCTTAAGAAGCAAGAAGATAACTCTTTTGATTTCGTCTGGATTGATGCCGACCACACTTTTGAAGGGGCGTACGCCGACATAACAGAGGCCATGAGAGTGGCAAAGACAGGTGTCGGGGTCCATGATGTCTATCAGCTTTATGATGGACCCAGACTTGCCTGCAAGAAGATTGAAGAGGATTTTAAAATTAAAGGGCTCTGGGTCCCGGGATTCCGAGGCACTTGGTTGCATTTTTCGGAGAGGCAGTAACATGGAACAATTGGATAAGCAGGAACAACAAGAGGCATTCATCTCGCATCTTATCAAAAACCCCCCATTGTCCATGTACAATATTGGCGTTGGACCTAAAAGTGAATACAAGACGTTAAAAGCAATTTATCCAGATATGGCCTTATTTGGCTGTGAGCCATTAGCGTTGATGTACGATGGGCTGCATGACAAGTTCCCTGGAAAGCTTCTGACAGTTGCGCTGGGGGCCGAGAAGGGGCACGCACAGATCCACTATAACAGGAACGGACTGATGCAGGCTACTATGTTAGGGGAAAAGCGTTCTGAGAGCACTGAGGTGGTCGTGACTACTTTGGATATCTTTGATGAAATGTTCCTTTGTCCTGATCGCATTTTACTCTGGGCTGACATTGAAGGTATGGAATATCCCATGCTTCAGGGAGGGTCTGAGGTGCTGGCTTCCGGTCGGGTCAGGTGGATCAACCTGGAAGAACACATCAGAGATGAAGAGAATATCAAGAAAATCAATGCTTTTTTAGCTGATTTTGGGTATGACAGAGTACAGGAATACAATAAACATCCGCATCATCAGGATGTCATTTACATTCACAAGGACGAAGAGAGGGTATAATATGAGCGTGGTCACCGTAGCGGAAGTAAAAGCCCTCGGACGCATCTCGGGGACCAATCAGGATACCCTTGTGCAGGATCTTATCGATTCTGCTGAGTCTTACGTAGAGGCTTTTTGCCAAATTAAGCTCACTTCAGAAGCTTCCTCAGAAGATTTGGATGGAGGAGGTTATTATCTCTTACCCTCTCGGAAGCCTGTCACGGCTGTTACTTCAGTCGCTGAGGATGGGGAAGCGGTAGATGCCGATGATTACGGCTTTGAAGAGTTTGGCCTATTCCGGGATGATGAATACCAGTGGACTGCGGGGAAACAGCTTTTTGCAGTGACATATACCGGGGGCTATGTTGATGTTCCAGCAGCGCTTAAGATTGCGATTCGTCAAATGGCTTTGAGGGGCTACATTAACTTTGAGGCGAAGGAATCTTCTGATGAATCAAATCGGGAGAGTAAGTGGCAAGGTTTGTGGAACGGCAATGACATTGCCGCCATGCTTGAACAATTTTCTCAAAAATCAATCTTGGATTGAGGTGACATTATGAAAGCACTTTACCGAGTATCAGACGTATGGGTTTTTAATCTCTCCATGCAATTGTGAGATATTAACAGAGAACGAGCTTGGTCTAAACATACCTTTGCCATTCCGCAACATTAAGGAGTAATGATGCCGATTGTATTCGTAAATAAAAAAACTGGATTTATAGCAGAATTACCACTAAATGGTAAAGTTGGATGTAAGGGCAAGGCTCTTATTTCAAATGATAATATTGAGCAAATTGAAGTTACAGAAATCATGTTGGCGCATATTCAGAAAAAACACTGCGTTTATATTAGTGGATCAATTTCAATGCTACCAGAAGACGAATGGATTGAAAATATTGAAATTGAGGGAGTTGAGTAATGGCAACAACTATTGGATATTTATCAGACGGAACTCCATGTGATTATACTACAGGGGCGTTGTTCTCAGCAGCTTTTGGCATAGACCCAAATCTTCCGGCGTCGTGGACAGAAGACATTTCAATTGAAGTATATTATTCAGATGCTATTCAGGGAACATTTTTTGACGAGGATTTGACCATCCCCGCCATCGTTGATAATAATTTTATGATAAAATTTGAGGGAATGGTTGGCGAATATTATAATTTTAATAATCCAACATTTAGGTCTCTTTACTCAAGAGCGTCAACAAGTCAATATATAGCAGGTTATTTTTTCAATATAAGCTTTGATGCTCGGGCGATTAAAGGCACGGGGACTGCAGATGCTATTCTTATTTTAACATCAAGGTCTATGATAGTACACATTTCAAACACGTTTATTGCGTCAGACTATAGAATCGCAGTTACGTATTATTTAGCTCTGTATATATATAATGGTATTCTTACGGCACCTTATCTAAACATCGCTGGATACTCCAGCACCTATTTGTACAACACATTAGCGATTATCCCCACAGTTTCAAATGTAACAGATGGCGGACTTCACCTATACAACAGTACACTCTATGCCAAGACTTCGACGTTTTCAGCGGCTGAAAGTCTATTTATGCGTGATTCAATCGTGTACTGCTCTGAAATCTCGGATACTGGCACGGCTCCACGATCGGGCAGTAATATTGTTAACAGTTGTATTTTTCAATCGTTATACCCCGGGAAATACGTCAGGGAACAAACTGCTTTAGATGTTTTTGGTTTGCGATTAGATATTGATTTTGTCAATAATATTTTAGAAGACCCTAAATTCAAAAATACTTCTGGAACATTTGGCGAGGTAGCCGATTTTGAATTACAAGATGATAGCCCTTGTAGATATGACAATATTCCAGAATTAGACAACCCTGTTTACCCAACAAAGCGTTTGGAGCGTACAACGATGGGGGCATGGACTTATTTCTCTCCAGTTCCAGACAGCGATGTTTTAACAAGTGCAGGTGGAACTTACGACGACGCAAACCTTATCCCAGCAAACGTAAAAGATACTGTTACTTTCGGGCTAGCACAAACCGGAAC